CTACGTCTGAGCCTGAGCAGACGGCAAAAACATTTACCCAGGCAGAGCTTGACGCAATAGTCAAGCAGAGACTTGAAAGGGCGGCAAAGGGACAGCCCTCAAAGGAGGAAATGGAAGCGTTCCGCAAGTGGCAGGACAGCCGGAAAACTGCCGAACAGCTTTCACAGGAAAAGATATCTGCTGCCGAAAATGGCAGGGCGGAGGCTGAGAAGAAGCTTGCGGCGGCTGAGGCTAAGTGCTGTGCTTATTCCAAGGGCGTAACTGCCGAGGCTGTAGATGACGTTATCGCCCTTGCCATGGCAAAGGTATCGGACGATATGCCCATCGAAAAGGCTATTGATGCGGTCATCTCAAAATACCCCTCTTTCTGCTCTGCGAAAAGCGCCCCTCAGGGTGTCACCACAGGGGTAAGTTTCGGGAACGGCGGCAAGCAGCCTTCGGGCGTAGAGGCGGCGTTCCTTGCGAAAAATCCCAACATAAAAATCTAAAAACAGGAGGAATGTAATTTATGGCACATGAAGCACAGGAAAGATATTCGGCTCTGGTTCTGGCAAAGATTCGCCAGGAAAACAAGCTGAAAAACGGCGTTGTATTTAACACCGACTACGAGGGCAGCCCCAAGGCGGGCGTTGTAAAGATCCCCGTAAGAGATGCGGAGGTGGAGGTATCGGACTACGACCGTGCAAACGGCATTCCCGTTAAGCACGGCAGCACATCTTACATCAACTTTCCCATCGACAAGGAAAAGGCAGTAAATGAGCTTATCGACGGCTACGATGCGCAGCTTGTCCCCGACAACCTTGTTGCGGACAGACTTGACAGTGCAGGCTATGCCCTTGCCGTTGCTGAGGACACTGACGGCGCTACCGTACTTCTCGCAGGCGCTACCGTTACCAACATCGGTGCGCTTACCGTTGACGGCATTTACAGCGATATCGTGGATATCAGGCAGCAGATGAGCGAGGCCAATATTCCCGATGACGGCAGACGCTATCTGCTGGTTACCCCTGCGACCTACTCATTTATCCTTAAGTCCCCTGAGTTCGTTAAGGCATCATCTCTGGGTGACAACGTAGTTCAGAGCGGTATCGTAGGGCGCATTGCGGGCTTTAACGTTATCGAGTGGAATGACAAGACTGCGGGTCTGGCAATGATCGCAGGTCACCCCAGATTTGCGACCAGAGCGGAAGAGTTCTCCGTTCCCGTACATCTCCAGGACATGAACGGCTCGGGCAAGTACATCGGTGCAAGTGCGGTACAGGGAAGAATCGCATATGCTCACAAGGTGCTCAGAAGCGTGGCTATCCGTGCGGTATATGCTCCCGGCTCTCTTAAGCTCACAGCAGCGGCAGGCAGCACCAAGGGCAAGACTGTTATCACCGTTGCGGCAGGCGGCGATGCAAGCGGCACTTATGCGTACAAGGTAAATCCTTCCGCAAGGGCTGTTTACGGCGAGACTTCCACCGCATACGCAGGCACAGCGCTTACCAGCGGCACTACCGAGATCGCAGCTGCCGAGGGCAATGTTATCGAGGTAGTTTGCTTTAACTCGGACAGCAAGGCGGCCACTGTCGGCTATATCACCGTGACTGCTGCGATGCTTAAGGCGTAAGGAGTGATTTTATGGCGGCTGACAGGGATTTCTACATAAACATCTACGGCGGCGTGGAGTATGACGACCTGAGCCGCCTGCTCCTCCGTGCGGGAAACGTGATAGACGGCGTTATCCTCACCGAGCCTGACGGGGAAACCCAGGAAAGGGCATATAATTTTGCTGTATGCGCTCAGGCGGAATATATAGGGCTGTGCGGCGGTGTTGAAGCATGGTGCAGTATTGTATCGGGCGGTGTGTCATCGTTCACTGTGGGCTCGTTCTCCATGTCTCAGGGGGGTGCTTCGGGCAGCGGTGCGGGCGGAAGCTCTGCGGGAGTATGCTCCGGGGCGCTTGCCTATCTGGACAAGGCGGGGCTTTTGTACAGGGGGTGCGGCATATGCTGACGGCGGCTATTCCCCGCTATCTTCTGCCGCATTACGCCGATGTTATCCGCAAAACAGCTTCCGACGGCTGGGGCGGCGGCAATACTGAGGTCGCTGCTGTGCTCAGATGGGTGCGCATAATCCCTGCACGCTCTCAGACGTTTGCTCTGGGGGGCGATATCCCGCAGGTAAGCGCTAAGATGTTTTACGACTGCCGCAACAGCACACCTGAGGACTTTGAGTTCCGCACGGGCGATATTATCCGCTTTATGGGGCGTGATTACGTTGTGCAGAAAATCGAAACATACTTTGCGGACGGCGGAGAGCCGCACCATCTGGAGGTGATACTGACATGATCGTTGATGTACAGATAAACGGGCCCGATATGTCTATTGTGGCTGACAGGGCTATGAGAGCAGCTTTGTTTGATGTGGCAGAGCAGGCGCTTGGAGACTGCAATTTTTATTGCAAGCAAGACACAAATGCCCTTATCGGATCATCTGTCATACATTCCGACACGGACGCTGCAGAGCTGGTGTGGAATATGCCATACGCTGAGTATCAGTATTATCTGCCAAACACACACACTGATGTCAATCCAAACGCCACGTCCCACTGGTGCGAGGTTGCTGAAAACAATCACAGGCAGCAGTGGGATATCACTTTCCGAAACACATTAAGGAGCAACGGATTATGATATACGACAAATTCCCCGAAAAGGCAAGAGAGCTTGCGGACATCGACATTATAGGCGTTGTTTCCGAAAATGACCGCACGGCTGTAATGCTTGCAGGAGCAAAGGTGCTGAAAAAATATTTTGACGGCACCAAAAAAGTACAGCTCACGTTGCAGATAACCGCTATGGGCGGCATAGACAAGCAAAAGGATCTTATCGGCAGGCTCAGCGGCATTTTAAATTCGCTGGTGTACGGCGAATGGGACATTGAGGGTATTACTCAGCCCAGATGCAGGATAACCAATTTCCCCACGCCGACAGTTAAAAATGCGCACTACTGGATATACACAGCAGGCGTGAACATTGATTTTTATACCAAGGAGGTAATCTGATGTTACTGAAAGATATGTTCAAGGGGGTAAAGACTGACCCCGATTTCAAGGGCTTCCTGACCACTGACAATATGGTGGCTGCGGTGGATATCTCGGAAGACCAGAACGCTGATGTAGATGACTATGCTGTTGTCTGCTACGGCGGCGGTACTGACCGTTCTTCTTCGCTTAATCCTGAAAAAAAGACCAACAGCTATTACTACAAGGGCAAATCTACCCTTAAGACAGGCAATCAGCGTACAATCGACTTCACCGAGGACAGATACATCGGCGATGAGTTCCAGGACTATGCACTGAGCCATGAGCAGAAGTATGCTACCGGTCAGGCGGCTATCAAGAACTACGTTTATTTCAACACTCTCACAGGCGAGGGCGAAAAGGGCAAGGGCTCTCTTATCATTTCCGATGACGGTTCGGGTGCTCCCGAGGAGAACCTTTCCATCAGCGGCAGCATCGAGAAGTCAGGCGACAACCCTGTTAAGTTCACCTATCAGGGCTTCGGCGGTTACACTGCGCTTGAAAGCTCGCCCTCCGACTGGGCTACCAAATACGACAGCTACTATGAGCGCAAGGACGGCGCATTTGCAAAGCTTGTCAAGGGCAGCTCTGCGCCCGAATTTGCAAAGGGCAAGTATTACAGCAAGGACGGAGAAGCGGCGTGATCATATGGGGTCGATTTCGACCCCTTTTACTTTAAACCGAAAGGGTGGATTTTATGGCATACAGATTTAAAGACCGCATTTGTACGATAGAGATCGAGGACAAGAAATATCCCATATCTTTTTCGCAGGCTATGTCCGAAAGGGTAACAGAGGCTGCTGTGAAGCTGAGAGAGCTTAAGGGCTGCAAAGATGAGGCTGCTGTTGTGGCTGCCATTGACAATGCCATTGACGCCGCTCTGGGTGACGGCTGCGCTGCTGAGATCTTCGAGGGCAGGACTGCTTCGGCTGTGGAGCGCCTGGACGTACTGAAATACATTCAGGTCGAGACTGCGGCGTTTACCGACCGCTTTGCCGATGTTCACACCAAACAGTAAGATACTGACCGTAAACGGCGTTAAGATACCCATTGACCCCGATTTCCGCATAATGTGCGAATACTCGGCGGCGGTGCTAAGGCGGCGCACTGAGGGGCTTACCGATATCGTGAGCCGCTTTTATTTTGCGGGGCTGCCCGAGGGCATAGGAGCTGCGGAGGCGGCGGAGGCTATGGACGAATTTTACGTCAGAGGGCTGTCGGCGGCAAAGGACAACAGCACCATAGGCAGCAAGACCCCTGTCCCCTGCTTTGATTTTGCGGAGGACGAGGGGTATTTTTATGCGGCGTTCATGGGGGCATACAGCATTGACCTGAGGACGGCAAAGCTCCACTGGCTGGACTTCTGCGCACTGTTCAAGGGGCTGCCCGATGACTGCAGGCTCAGACAGATAATCGGCATAAGGGCGCAGAACCTTGGCGAGATAAAGTCAGGCGCAGAGCGCAAGAGGATATCAAAGCTCAAAAGTATTTACGGGCTCAAGGTAAAGGTCAAGCGCAGATTTGAAGCTGCAGCTGACCGCAACGCTGCCATTGCTGCCGACCTTAAACGCAGGGCTGAGGAAGCTGAAAAGAAAATGCGGGAGGTGAGAAAATGAGTGAAGCGGGCGAAATAAAATACAAGATCACGGGCGATGACAACGGGCTGAAAGCCTCCCTCGACAATGCCAAGAGGCAGGCAGAACAGACTGCTGCATCTATGGCAGCGGCGAGTGACAGCATCGAACAGGTAGGCACGAATGCAGCGGCGGCGGCAACAGCTCTGAGCAGCACGGCTTCTGCGGCTGCAAGGGCTGCCGAAAACACGTCACAGGCGGCGGCAGGGGCTGAAAGAATGGGGGCTTCCGTATCAGCGGCTTCCGGAAGCATTGCTTCCTTTGCCAACAGCTCGCAGGCATTTATGCAGGGGCCTCTTGCCCAGATGGGGCAGGTGTCCTCGCAGGCTCAGGGCGTTGTGCGTGACCTTGACGATGTGGGCAATGCAGCTCAAAATGCGGGTCAAAAAGGCGAGGAAGCCGGGAAAAAGGGCGAAAGCGCCCTGGGAAAGATAGGCTCTGCGGCGGGCAAAGCGGCACTGGAGATAGGCAAGATATCTCTTGCGGCTGTGGGTGCTGCATCTGTGGCGGTAGGAGCTGTTTCCAAGGCGGCTATTGACAGCTATGCCAACTATGAGCAGCTTGTAGGCGGCGTTGAAACACTGTTCAGCGATTCTGCCGATGTGGTCAAGGGTTATGCGGAAGAGGCGTTTTCCACTGTGGGAATGTCCTGCAACGCATATATGGAGACCGTCACAGGCTTTGCGGCTTCTCTTGTCAGCAGTCTTGGCGGTGACACTGCCACTGCAGCCCAAAAGGCTAACACTGCCGTTGCTGACATGGCAGATAACGCCAACAAAATGGGTACTGATATGCAATCTATACAAAATGCGTATCAGGGATTTGCAAAGCAGAATTACACGATGCTCGACAACCTCAAATTAGGCTATGGCGGCACGAAAGAGGAAATGGAGCGGCTTCTTGCCAAAGCTGAGGAAATTCAGAAAACCAAATTCGGCATTGATATTGATTATGATGTTTCGAGCTTTTCTGACATTGTTGATGCTATTCACGTTGTGCAGACTGAAATGGGCATTTCGGGTCTTACAGCAAAACAGGCGGCTGAAGCTGTTGCAAGCGGTGCTATGACTGAGGAAGAAGCTTTTGATGCAATGGGCACAACAGCAAAGGAAGCTTCTACCACCATTCAGGGCTCCATCGCCACAATGCAGGGAGCATGGCAGAACCTTATGACGGGCATTGCAGACCCTACGCAGGATTTTGATAAGCTGCTGGGTGATGTTATCGACAGCGTTGTTACGGTTTCAAACAATCTTATGCCCCGCATTATGGCGGTACTGCCGCAGATGGCGACGGGCATTACAGAGCTTACCGAAAATCTTCTGCCCCTTATTCCCGACACGCTGGAACAGATGCTGCCTTCCGTTATTGAGGGCGCTAACAGCCTTATTGCGGCGCTGCTTGATACTCTCAGCTCCATTGCTGACACTGCCATACCCATTGTTACGGAAAACGCAGATGAGATAATAAACACTCTGCTGTCGGGGCTTATCTCGGCAATTCCCAGCCTCGCATCTTCTGCGGCTGACCTTTGCACGGCGATCATAACAGCAATACTTGACAATGCCGACATCATCGCACAGGGTGCTGTGGATATTGTGCTGGCTCTGGCTCAGGGGCTGACGGACAATCTGGACAGCCTTATTCCTGCGGTGGTAAATGCAGCTCTGACGATAACCGAAACGCTGCTGGACAATGCGGACAAGCTTATTGACGCAGGCGTGCAGCTTATCGGAGCCATTGCGGAGGGACTTGCGGCATCAATCCCGCAGCTTTTGCAGCAGGCACCTGCTATCATCGAAAAGCTTGTGGTCGCCCTGATGGACGCAGGACAGGCGCTGATAACCGATGTGCCTAAGTCTATTTGTGAAAACATAGTAAGCGGTCTTAAATCATTTGACTGGACTGAGGGCGCCAACAGCACCATTGCAGGACTTAATGAGGCTATGGAAAAGGCTGCTGACAATATGGCAAAAGATGACGGTTATGTTGTGCTTGGGTCACAGGAAGAGGCGGGCGCACGCTTGCAGGCAGCTCTGGACGAGCTGGAAGCTCAGAGGGGCGAGCTGACAGGGGCGTACAAAGACCTTGCTGACGGTCTGAACTCCTCGGCTGATGACACGGCAGAGGCGGCGGAGGAAGCAGGCACAACTGTTTCCGAAGCTATAGCCGACAGTATGCCCGATGCAGGCGTTGACGGCGTGGTAGATAAGTCGGAAATGCTTGATACGGCGCTCAAAGAGCTGGAGGACAAATATGCTGTCCACAAGGTCACGGAAGAAGAATACTGGGCGGACAGAAAGGCGTTGCTCGAACAGTACCGCAATGAGGAAGATGCTGAGTGGTGGAAGCTTTATGACAAGGTAACGGAGCATTATGACAAGCTTGCGGACACCGAGGCAAAGGCAGCTGAAAAGGCTGCAAAAGAAGCGGAGCAGGCTAAAAA